AGAAAAACTTCATGCCCTACAGATTGGGCCAGAATGGGTAGAGCCACTCAATGCAACGATCCAAAAGTTCAGCATTTTTACCGTCAAAGAGCAGGCCGCATTTATCGGACAGCTTTCACACGAGTGCAACCACTTCCGCACACTGGAAGAGAATCTCAACTATAGAGCAGAAACCCTTCAAGCTCTCTTCCATACACACTTCAAGCCAGAAGAGTATGCCCTTTTTGCCCACAATCCCCAGAAGATTGCCAACCGCATTTACGCCTCTAGGGGAGGGAACAGGAATGAAGCAAGTGGGGACGGGTACTTGTACCGAGGAAGAGGGACAATTCAGCTTACCTTTCACGATAACTACTGGCACTGCGGACAAGCTCTTGGTCAGGATTTTGTGAAGAACCCAGACTTAGTAAAAACACCTATGTATGCGGCCATGAGTGGGGGATGGTTTTGGGCTACGCATGGATGCAACCAACTGGCTGAATCAGGTAATGAAGAGGGGCTATGTAAGCGTATCAATGGCGGTCTATTTGGGCTTAACGAACGCATACAATTGACAGCTAAAACCCTTGCCGTTTTAAGCGCCTAATGAGAGAATAAGCCATGCCATTACAAGCCATCAGATTCAGGCCCGGTGTTAATCGGGAACAAACCCAATATACCTCTGAACTGGTAGGTACAGTCAACCCTAATTTCCAGATCACTGCTGGCTGGTATGCGTCTCAAAATGTAAGATTTAGGCAAGGATTCCCAGAAAAGATTGGTGGATGGTATCCATATAGCACAGGCACTTATTTAGGTATCTGCCGTTCTTTATTCAATTGGGCGGCATTAGATGGTACAAGTTTAATTGGAGTTGGTACTAATTTAAAGTTCTACATTAGTAAAAATGGTACTTATTTTGATATCACTCCTATACGTGGAACCGCAACTTTAACCAATCCATTTACGGCAATTAATGGCCAGGCAACGATTACAGTGTCGGCTACTGCACATGGCGCAGTCACAGGTGACTTTGTAACATTTAGTGGCGCTACAGGATTAGGTGGAAATATCACTGCTGGTGTTCTTAATCAACAATATCAAATTACAGTTTTAAACGCTAACACTTATACGTTTGTTGCTACTGCTACGGCCAATTCAACTGATGCCTCTGGATCTCCAGGTGGTGGTACTGTTACCGCTACATATCAAATCAATACAGGTCCTGCTATTGAAATCCCATTATTTGGTTGGGGAACTGGAACATGGGGAGCTGGTCCTTGGGGTACAGGTGTTACCACTACCATAGCCTTGAGACTTTGGAGCCAGTCTAACTTTGGCCAGGATTTAATCTTCTGTCCTAGAGGTGGTGGTATTTATTATTGGGCCTATAGCTCAAGTATATCTAGCCCAGCAGTTAACATTTCCACTTTGTCGGGAGCTTCAGATGTACCGACTATTGCTAATTTTGTGTTTGTCTCCGATGCTAGTCGCTTTGTCTTTGCATTTGGCACTAACGCTTTGGGAACCAGCACTCAAGATCCTATGCTTGTACGTTGGTCAGATCAAGAATCAGTGACCATGTGGACGCCTGCGGCAACCAATCAAGCGGGTGACATTAGGTTATCACGTGGTTCCCAGATCATCAGTTGTGTACAAAATAGGCAAGAGATTATTGTATTTACAGATACATCAGTATATTCCTTCCAATATATAGGAACTCCTGGAGTTTGGGGTTCTAATATTGTTGGAGATAATATTTCTATACTTAGTCAGAATGCTGCTGTGTTAGCGGCTGGTACTACGTATTGGATGGGTATTGACAAGTTCTACAAGTACAACGGTACGACTTCTACACTGCGCTGTGACTTGCGTGAGTACATCTTTGCCAATATCAATCTATCACAAAGTCAACAGATATTCTCTGGAACCAATGAAGGATTCAATGAAGTATGGTGGTTCTATTGCTCTTCAAATAGTACTTCTATTGATAGCTATGTTGTATACAACTATCAAGATGACATTTGGTATTACGGACAAATGGGTAGAACAGCTTGGATTGATTCTACAGAATTGACCTATCCTATCGCTGCGACGTATAACAATACGCTTGTATACCATGAGTATGGATTAAACGACAACACAACTGGTACAGATAATGCTATGGATTCTTATATCCAGTCAGCAGAATTTGATATCCAAGATGGAGATCATTTTGGATTTGTTAGACGTATTCTTCCTGACGTGACGTTTAGAAAATCAACGGCATCCAATCCCCAAGTCACCATGACTTTGATCCCTATGCAGAACTCAGGATCGGGCTATAACGTGCCACAATCAGAAGGTGGTACAAATATAGCCACGATCAATAGAACGGCTACAGCGCCCATTGAGCAGTTTACAGGACAGGTATTTATCCGTGTTCGTGGACGCCAGATGATATTCCAGATTGAAGGCAATCAGCTGAATCTACAGTGGCAGTTGGGTACGCCTAGGATTGATCTACAACAAGATGGTAGAAGGGGTAACACATGAGCATTCCAGTCATTAATGTATCTCCTAACTTACCATTGCCTCCTAAGCAATATGATCAAGCATACATTGACACTTTAACTAAAGTATTACGTTTGTACTTTACGAGTAATGATAATGTAAATCAAGTGATTAGCAATCAAGTATCGACTAATCAAACATTGATTTGGTTGGGGGTTTAATGGCTAATTATCAGAACGTCACGCCAGTACAGATTGCGCAGGCTGCTTTAACGACCAGCTATGCTACGCTGTATACCGTACCCACCAATCCAAATACGCCTACCCGTACGTACTTAAAACAGATCGATGTTTGTAATACTACAGGTGGATCGCTTACGTTTAACTTGCATATTGTGCCGGCCACGTTTAGCGCAGGAACACAAAATGCTTTGTTCTATTCTCAGACAGTAGCGGCAAATAGTACTTTTTCCTATGTTGGGGTACAGGTTTTACCCACGAGTTCTTTCATATCTGCAAAAGCATCTAACACTGGATTGACCATTACCATTAGTGGTGGGGAGGCGGTTTAATGCCAGCATCAAGTCCAGTCCTGCTTGTCTATCAAAAGACCGTTGATGCTGTAATGAATGGCAGGGATCCTGCTACCGATCCTGGTGTACAAGATGCTATAGCCAATGCTAAAGCGGCAGGCATGAGCGATGCAGATATTAATAGTTATTACCAGTCAGGCGTAACAGCTCCGTCCAGGACAACCGGTGGTGGTGGCTTCTTTGGTAGTATTGCCAATAGCATTCCTTTGATTGAATCTGTGGCTTCTGTCATGATTCCTGGAGCTGCTCCTATTATTGCTGGGGTAAATGCTGCTCAATCATTAGCTAGTGGTAAGCCTATCAATATAGGTACGGCTTTGAATATAGCCACAGCTGCTAGTGGTTTACCCGGTGCTTCGTCTGCTTTAAGTGATGTAACTGGCATTGATCCAGCTACATTGTCCAGTGGGCTATCCACTGCCAAGACTGCTGTAGGCGCTGTTAATGCTGTACAGACTGGTAACGTAGCTGGAATGCTCAGTAGTATTGCTCAGATTGCTGATGCCAGCTCTGACGTTAAAACCGCTCTCAGCGTAGCCAATGCCTACACCGCTTACCAAAAAGGCGACATGGCTGGCGTTGTCAGTGCTTTGAATAACATTACTGGAGCAGTAGATCCAAAGGTATTGAATTTGACCAAAACAGTCATTAATACCATTGACCCTACTATTCTGGCCACCAAACCAACGACCAATTCATCTGCAGTCGACAGCAGTAACACAGCATCTAATACCGATACATCGTCAACAAATGTAGATACATCGACAACACCTGCATCGAACACAGCTACAAATACGGCATCGACTACAGTAAATCCTTTGGCTGTTCCTACTGGTCCAATGAATGCTTCAGGTCAAACAGTTACCAATCCTTTGGCATTACCCAGTATGCCTACTGTAAAAGCTCCATCAGCAACAATTGGAAAGATGAACGAAATAGATTTGGCCAAGCTATTTGACCAAGTAAATTCGCTAAATCCTGTACAAGATACTACAATTAATGCTAGGAGTGGCGGGTCTATCAATGACCTCGTTCAACTATTAAATTCGAGAGGCTGACATGGCTTACCAAACAGATGTTCAAGACAATGGTGATGGGACTACAACATATACCTATTCAGATGGATCAACCCAGACCGTTGATTCATATTCAGGTGACGTAATCAGTTCCACTGGACCTACTGATTCATCAAGTTCTTCCAGTTCAAGTTCAAAGCCAACTGTTGTCAGCCAAGCCACGTTAAATGGTAATACCTATAATAAGATGTCTGATGGCACTTATCAGGTAATAGATGAAGCTGGAAACATTTCTTCTTCTAATGCCACAGATTTTAACAATGCCCAAGCGGGCAAACAAAGCACATCAAATACACCTATTGTTGCTAAGCAGTACACGCTTAATGGCAATACGTACATGCAGATGTCTGATGGTTCTTATAAAGTAGCTGATGAAGCAGGTAATATTACTGATTCTAATGCTACGGACTTTAACAATGCTGCCACTACCGGTACAGCTACAACGCCTGCTAGTTCCACGCCAGCATCAACTTCTACCAGTTCATCTGCGGACTCTCTTAGTAGTTTGATTAGTAAGATAGCATCAGGTAATGTTACAGCTAAAGATTTTGCTAACTTTGCTTCTTCCAATTCAGGTAGCATTGCAGCACTTGCTGGGTTAGCTGCTTTGACAGGCGGAAACAATGTAACCACTGGTGCATATCAAGGTAGCATTCCTAAGCTTCAGGCAATTAGGAATCAGGTAAATGCTGCTGTTTCCCCTAATCAAAGCCAACAGTATTTTACAGATACACAGTATGTAAACCCTTCTGATGCTACCGCCGTGGCCAATGCTAAAGCTGGCTCTGCATCACAAGCTGCTGACATCATAGCTGCCGCCCAACAACAAGCTGCCGCACGAGCTGCCGCACAAGGACCTGTCGCTGGTTTTGCCATGCCTTGGGTTAACCAAACGGCAGCTGGTAATACGCCAGTTACATCTGCCAATAACGCTGGTTTACCTGCAGTCATTGACAGATCAAGCCCTGGTTATACTTCTGGTTCTAGTACAGGTGCAAGTATTACCCCAGGACAAAATGTTACATTGACTCCTGGTTCTACGGCAACAGATGCCGCTGCCAAGGCCCAAGCTGCATATGAACAACAGTTAGCCCAACAAAAAGCCGCTGCTGATGCTGCATTAAAGGCGCAACAAGATGCTGCTGCTAAAGCGCTTGCCGATGCAAAAGCACAGGCTGCACAACAACTTGCGGCTGCTAATGCTGAAAAGACACGTTTGCAAGAACAAGCAGATATGGGAAATATTGTTCAGAAGTATGCTGGTAAAACTGATCCTGCATCTGTTAATCAAATGCAAGTTGAACTTGCGCAATATATGGATAGCAAAGGTATTACTACCAGCCAACTGCCAAATATTGTAAAAGGTGCAGGCTATGCAACTGGATGGACACAAGATGCTATAAACAAAGTATATCAAGCGGTTGATCCATTGGCTCAAGTTGTATCTGCTTATAAAGCAGGTCAATCACCATCTGCTGTTGCTGCTTTAGCTGCTAAAAATAATGTTACGCTTCAGAGTTTACAAAACTTTGGATTGGATACGGCAACATTGAATGACTTGGCAACCAAAGGATATTTGGGTAGCGGAGCAACGGCAAGTCCATTGTTAACAGGTTTGTTAGCAAAAGATTATTCCTCTGCTACACCAGCTGATATAGCAAACATCAATGCAATTGCTAAAGCTCAGAATTTGACGACTGATCAAGTACAAAAGATGTTTCCTGGTATTGACTTGTATCAGTTAAGCCAGCAAGGTATTAACGTTCCTGGCTATACAGCTCCAGTGCAAACGTTGACAGATATGTACAAGTCTAATGACATTGCTGGTATTAATAAACTATTGACGGCCCAAGGAATCAATGCCAACGATGTATCCAGCATGTTTAAGGGTGTTGATTTGGGAACGCTTGCTAGCCAAGGCATTAATATTCCTGGATACACTGCTCCAGTTAATAATACAAATACCGGTTTAGGTTCTGTATCTTCTACTGCAAATAATGCTGCGGATAACACAGGAATAGCTGCTGCCAATACTGCAAATTTCAGTAACTTTGTAAACAATATTGTTGGTCACGGAGCTGACAATACAGCTAACACTGCTTCATCTAATACTGCTGTTGATAACTCAACTTCTAGTGCTGCTCCTGCGTACACCAATTATTCCTATAACGACTTTGCCAACTATGTTGCAAATTCTGGAATTGATTTAAATGATCCTGCTGCCGTGGCCGCTGCTGTATCTACCGCTCACGCTGATCCCAATGCGATCGCTGCTGACATTGCTCAATACAATGCTGGCACTAGCGATGCTTCTTCTGGCGGTGGTGATACCACGTACGGCGCCAAAGGTGGATTGATGGACTTACACTATGCTCATGGAGGAGCGACACCCATGCAACCAAGATATTTACAAGGTACTACCGATGGTATGGCCGATGAAATTCCTAGCTCTATTGATGGTGTAGAACCAGCTAAGCTGAGCCACGGTGAGTTTGTAATCCCTGCTGACGTGGTATCCCACCTTGGTAACGGTAACTCTGATGCAGGCGCTAAAAAGCTTTACCAGATGATGGATAAAGTACGCATGGCCCGTACCGGTACTAAAAAGCAAGGTAAGGAAATCAATCCTGACAAATTCTTAGCAGGCGGATCTGCTTATGCTAACGGTGGCGCAGTGGCTTTTAACGCTGGTGGTATATCTGATATCAAAGGATATTCGGGTACAACAGGTAGTACCGTTTCCACAGGAACAACAGGCACATCATCTGGTGTGACTACCCCATCAATTGGCTATTCTACAGTTAACGCTCTGTCTCCCTGGGCTGGTGACTATGTAACAAATATGTTAGGAAGCGCTCAGGCTTTAGCAAATACGCCTATGCCCGTGTACCAGGGTGAATTGACTGCTGGTCCATCTGCCCTTCAGAACCAACAGTTTGCTGGCTTGTCTGCTTTGGCTAACACTGGTGCTCCTCCTGTACAGTTCCAAACTGGTACATGGTCTAACCAAGGCGCACCAGCTATGCCTAATGTAAACACACCTGCTGAGACATCTTTGATTAGCCAGGCTGCTCAAGGAAACACAGGAACGTTTGGTCAACCCATGCAGTTGAATACTGGTAATACAGGTATTGCCGGTCAATACATGAATCCATATTTACAGCAATCCCTTCAGCCACAGTTAAATGATTTGGCTTATCAATCGCAAATTGATCAACAAGGATTGTTTGGTAACTTGACAAAACAAGGCGCATTTGGTGGATCAAGACAAGCTGTAGCCCAAGGTATTGGTGAAGGTAACTTGTTGGCTAAACAAGCTGATATCATCGGAACCGGTTATAACACTGCTTATAACCAAGCTATGGGTCAATTTAACCAAGAGCAACAGAATGCTCTTACTGCGCAGCAAAATCAACAAGCTGCTAACCAAGCATCTGCTAACTTTGGATTACAAAGTCTTAATGCGCTCGGTACTGCAGGTGCTACACAACAGGGTCTGCAGCAGGCTGCAGATACAGCTGCTCAGAATCAGTTCAACCAGCAAGCGTTGTATCCATATCAACAGCTTCAGTTTGAGCAGAGCATGCTTTCTAACTTGCCAATTTCTACTCAGGCTGTTGTTCCCAATACATCCACATTGAGTAATATTTCTGGTGCGTTAAACACATCGATCTCTTTGGCCGATGCCTTGGCACAATTAGGCATTAAATAAGGAACTGATATGAGTATCTATCAAGACGAAAAAGATATGCAGTACATGCCTGATTCTGCTGTTGAAGCATACAAAGAAGGCAAGGGATCTAAGCCTGATGAACAGCTCTTGGCGTTGTTAGAACAGCAAAAGCGCTTGGGTTTAGAAGCTGATAAGCAAGCTGAACAAAACAGGCCCATGCCCACAGTAGCCCAGCAAGTACAGCAGAAAGCCGGCTTGATGGACCTACAGAAGATGGCCCAGAAGCTGGGTATGCAGATCACTGGCATGGCTCCTATTGGTGCTCCCGTAATGGGTGCACCTATGCCTGCTGGTCCTCAGCCTGTGATGACTCCACAAGGACAGCCAGCTCCTGCAGGTATAGCAGCTGCCGCACCACAAATGCCCGGTCCTGCAATGCCCCAAGCGGTAGCACAAGGCCCCGCTGCACCACGTCCTATGGCTCATGGTGGTTTAGCTGCTGCAGCTCCTAGCCATATGTTTAAGTTTGCTCATGGCGGTGGCGTGCTGGGATTTGATGAAGGCGGAAAAGCCGATGCGTTGGCTGCTGTCAATGCTGCTATGCCTGCTGAAACACCCGAGCATACATCCTTAACACCTGCTGAATACGACAGACAAAGACAGTTGGCAATTGATGCAGTGATCAGCAATTTCACACCTCCTGCTCCACGTCAAGAAACGTATGCAGAACGTGATGTAAGAATGCACAATCAACCACCGTTGACATCCTATAAGGATCCGTTCAGCATTTCTAATATTCTGAACACGATTAATCCACCTGTTCCTAAGTTTGAAAGAAGTACTCTTCCTTTAACAGATGAAGATGCAGCTGCAGCACAAGCCGCTAAAGCACAACCAGTGCAAGCTGCTGCACCAACCGTTACACCAACACCTAATGTGGCGCCACCCGCTCCAGCTGCTCCTGCGGCTCCTGTGGCAAAGCCACCTGGTGCTGGCTTGAATAACATTCCACGTACAACACCTACCGGCGGTGATCCAACAAAGATTGTTCAAGCATTAAGCGCTTCATTGCCTGGTGCGGTTGCCAACAAACCAGCTACTGAAACAGCAGCTGAACAGAAATCATTGGCCATGAAAACAGCTGAAAAGGCAATGGCTGAACCAGACGCTAAAGTTGAAATTCAACGTGAGATGGATTTGGCTAAAGCATTTGGTTACGATACTCCTGCTGGTCAAGATGCTATGCGTCGTGCTGATCTTATGGAAAAGCAAATGCAAGAATGGAACAAGACCCATGCTATGGATAAGTTCCAATCATTGTTGACAGGTATCGTCACTGGTGGATATGCTGGCGGAGCACCTGCCGCACAAGCCAATGAGAATGCTTATAGAGAAAACGTTCTCAAGCAAATGGAATTGATCAATAGTATCAAGTCACCGATCGAACAACAGCGCAGAGCTGAGGCTATCCAACATGGTAAGAATGTTTCTGAGAACTTATCTAAAGCAAATGATGTTGCATCAAGAACTGCAACATCGTTGGTTGGTGATGAGTCAAGAGCCAAGAGCGCTAAAGAAGTTGAAGCCATGCGTGCTGCTAGTCAAATGGCTGTACAGCAATTGGCATCTGCTACTCAGATTAAGATTCACCAAATGTCGCAAGCGGCAGCTGATGCTCACCGTGAATTGACACCACAAGAAATTGAAGTAGCATTGCGTGAAGATCCTAAGTATAAGGATATGACTTATGCTGATCGGTTGAATGCGGCATATGGAATCAAGACAGGACGTTCTGATAAGATGGGATTGTCTGAGTTATCACAGTTGAGCAAATCGCTAGGACCTTTGGCAACAACAGATGCCGATGCAGCTGAACAGTTGAAGTGGGTAACTGAGACGTTGAAGAAAAGATATCAAACTGAAAACGCACCGCCTCCTCCAAAAGTTGGTGATGTTGTTCGTGGATTTAGATTTAAGGGTGGAGAGCCTTCTAATCAGGCCAACTGGGAAAAGGTATAAGATATGGCGTCAGCACCTTGGGAAGACTATGCGGCTAGTGGTCCATGGAATATGTACGAGGCTCCTCCTGAGCCACCTGCTCCCAAGCCACCTAAATCCGGATTGATGGCTGACTTACAGCGTGGAGCTGAGTCCATGCTGTCGTCTGACATTACTGCTGCACAATCTGTTCTTGGTGGTAATGAAGCCGCTGAAGCATCCAAAGCCCGACAGGAAGATATTGCCAAGCGTCTTGGTGAAGGCGAAAGCTTTAAGAAGGTACAACAAAAGTTTGAAGAGAGCGGGCTATTGCCTGCTGTTGGCGAATACATCAAACAAATCCCAGGCGCTCTAGCTGAACAGGCCCCACAAATCGCTCAGGCGTCCGCTGCAGGCCGTGGCGCTGCGATGGCTGCTACTGCCCTAGGCGCTCCTGAACTCGCTCCTGTGGCCGGTTTAGGTGGCGTATTCGGTAGTTCCTTCATGCAACAGTATGGTGGAAACATTGAGCGTCAAGCAGAAGAGCAACGCAATGCTGGTAAACCGGTAGATGTTAGCCGTATAAGTGCTGCATTGGCCGCTATTCCACAAGCCGCATTAGATGTAGCTGAGACGTTTATACCTATGGGTAAATCATTGGCTGGTGCGATCTTTGGTAAAGATGTCAGCAACATGATTTACAAAGGTACAACCTATGAAGTAAAACGTGCTGCAGCTGAGAAGCTGGCTAAAGAAGGATTGGCTAAAACACTGGCCATGGGTACGGCTAAGGGTGCTTTGGCTGAGATCCCTGCTGAGGTGGCACAGCAAGCGCTTGAGCGTGCACAAGCTGGCTTATCGTTGACCGATGATGACGCCATGCGTGAATATGGACAGACAGCATTTGAGGTGGCTAAGCTAGCTCCTCTTGGTGCGGTAGGTCGGGTTGTTGAGAAGGGTGCAGCTAAGACAGAAGCAGCCAAGACATTGCCAGAATACGATACGCCTGACATGGCTAACTACCATACCAACCCTGCCAAGGGTGCAGAAGAGGCGTTTGTAGATCGTCAGCGTGATACAGCTACGCACATGGACCAGGTCAATTCTGTAGCGACCAATCCTGATTACGATCAGTTGAGCAAACATGATTTGTTTGGTACTGGCGCTCCTGTGGTAACCAGCGATATCAAGTTGCCAGAACAACACATGGGGGAAATTACCCATGCAATTTCAGAAAACGGTAAATTTGTTCCGGTACAGTACGCAGTAGTTGAAGCAGGTGCTTTGACACCAAGTCAGAAAGCAGATGGGACGCCAAATGCCGAGTATTCAAACATGGCGAACACCGCAATTCGACCCGTGGCAGGAAATGGTCGAGTGGCTGGAATTCAGGAAGCCTACTCCAAAGGTAATGCAACAGATTACAAGGATAAGCTTTTACAAGATGACACGCACGGTATCGACAAAGACGCAATAGCTAAGATGCAGGAACCAGTATTGGTTCGTGTAATGCCTAAGCGTGTGATGACTCCTGATTTGGTATCGGGACTGAACGTTAAGCCATTGGAACAAGCTCAGAGAGACGCACAGCATATTGACCCAGACAAGATGAGCTACAAGACAGATGGCTCATTAAGTAATACGGCTACACAAGAATTTGTAAGTCAACTGCCCCGTACCGAGCATGGGGATTTAATTCATCCTACAACGGGTGAAGTTACAGAAACTGCACGCAATCGTTTGCGCAATGCATTGTTGTACAAAGCATATGGACACGATCCAATTATTGCTACACATGAACAAGCTCGTGATCCTGAAGCCAAAAAAGCCATTAGTGGATTGGTTGCAGCTGCACCAGAAATGTCTAAGCTTGATGGCGCTGGGAATTATGATGTAAGAAAAACTGTTGCTGATGCATCTACGGTTTACACGCATGCAATAAACCAAGGATTAAGTATCCCACAGATGGATGCAATATCTAATGGATTGCAACCAAACGAAAAGAAAGTATTTGATTTTTTCCGTGAAACAAAAGATCCACGACAAGCTGGTTATGGTTTAAGTCGCTTGGCAGGCTTGGCTAAAAAGCAAACTTTAGAACCAGATTTGACCAAGCGCATGCCGTTAGATCAGTTGTTTGATTCGCTAAAAGATACTTACTTTGAAATACCTGAGCCCACCATCAATCAAATGAAAAAAGATTTGAAGGGTGCTACTATGGCAGAGGCTGCAACCTATGCAGCAGACCGTGCTCCAAATGCTTTCATTAAAGAAATCATGGAGAAGGTTAGGGATCGTGTTATCGAGTTTGATAAACGTGGTGTTCCCATGTCTTTTGCGTTTGAGAATCTTCCTCGCAATGAATTAGGGCATGTTAAAGATGTAAGAAGTGCTGGTAAGAATTTGCGTTTTGATTTGCGGTTAAACGAAAATACTGCAAACTATGAAACGTTAGCGCATGAATTAATCCACGTAGCTTCATTGGCTGAGTACTTGGTATTGGAAAGTGATAATCCACAGGTTAAAGCTATTGAAGAGCTGTATCAAATAGCTAAGGCCAGGTTTGATATTGATAAAAATATACCTGGCAAATTGTCATCGCAAGCGATCAATCGAATCAATTATGCATTTAGGCAGTATGGTAAGGCACCAGGGCCAACCTATCGTCCTGAATTCATTACGATGGGGCTATCTAACAAGTTGGTACAGGAATACTTTGCTACGATCAAAGTTGGCGAGAAGTCAGCGTTTACCAAACTGGTTGAGTATGTAGGACGCTTAATTGGAATTAGTCCTGCGTATGAAAGCGTATTGGAAAAATTAATTTCTGTTTCATCAGAAATGTTTGAAACGCCCGCATTTGATTTGGCTACAGAAGTTGAAAAGAAAGGGTATGTGCTTGGTACTCCAACCGGAACCAAGTTGCCCAACATTAATATCAAGCCAAAGCAAATTGTTTTTGCATCAACAGCACCGACTAAAACTGGTAAAGAGGCATTAGATACGATTGAGAAAATGGGCAGAAAGGTGGAGGCACCACCAAAGGGTTATGTTCAAAGCTTAAAAGATTCATATAAAGAATTCAGTAAGATACCCAATAAAACTGCGGTGGCGAAGAATTCTTTCCAAAAGTTCTACGACAAGTTTTCAACCAAAGTATTTGCTACCGATTCTGCATTGAATAACAATATCCGTCGTGCTATAGAAGCGTCAGGTGCTGCTATTCCCAATAAGATCAAAACACTTTTACACATTTCGCAAAGTCAAACTGTACACGCAGATGGTTTGGGTAATCGTTTCTTGATGGACGGCAATCTTATTTATGAAAAAGATACGTACAAATGGAAGGCAATAAAGGATAAAGACAATATTATTGCTATTGCTAGTCAATTGGATGCTATGGCTAAAAAGCATGGCTTAACAAAAGAACAAGCAGAGTTAATTGCACACACTGCATTTGAAGCAAAACGTTTAAAGTCTATCCAAGATTACAACAAAACTGCTAAAAAGAAAGATCAAAAATACGTTCACTTAGAAGATCACGAAATCGATGCTGGATTGAAATTATTCAAGACAATGCCAGAGTTGAATAAGATCGTAGACATCTGGAATGGAATGCGTAACAACACTAGTAAAGTGTTGGTTGACAGTGGATTGTGGACCCCAGAAGAGGCGGACATACTTTTATCCAACATTGACTATGTACCTTTCTATCGTGAAGATCAGATTGAATTAAATCAAGGTCCAAAAGATTTTGTTCCTGGCTTACAAGTTCAAGCTAAAGAAAGAAAGATGCATGGTTCTAAGCAGCCAGTTCACGATGTGTTTGACAACATGGTACGTTGGACGCAGTATGCTATAAACCGTTCTATTCGCAATAAATCTGCGCTGTCCTTGATTGATGCTTCTGTTGCATCTGGTTTGGCAACTAAGGTACCAGAGCCAAAGCGTGGCATGAATGCTGTTAAGGTGTGGCGTGACGGTAAGCTTGAGCACTACGATATGGTCGATCCTTTGTTTGTTGAGGCATTCACCGGATTGGAATCCATAGCTATTCCTACCGTTAAGTACTTCTCAAAGATCTCCGACGTGCTTCGTAAGTCTGTAGTGATGTATCCTTTGTTCTCTGTGAGCCAGGTACCACAGGATTCGTTTGCTGCGATATTCTCCTCCGGATTGAAGCCTCAATATGCTTTGTCCATTCCAGCTCGTGCTGTAAAAGAATTCGTCAAGACATTGATGAACAAGAGCACCACGTTCGATGAGCTGAAGAAGTATGGTGTGGTCGGTGTACGTGACTACAGCGCAACAGCTGCTCGTATGGACGCCGAAGTGTACGCCGGTATCAAAGCTCCTCCTGGACTATTGGGTAAGGTCAAAGAAAAGCTAGAGCATATCTCAATGGCGTCTGATAACGCTGTGCGTCAAGCTGTTTATGAAGCTGCTATGGCCCAAGGATTGTCCAAGGGTGAGGCTTTAGAAAAAGCATTTGAGATCATTAACTTCCGCAAGCGTGGTAGTTCTAAGATGCTGATCCTAGCTGGTCAGACTATTCCATTCTTTAATGCTTATATCGCTGCTCAAAGCGTAGCGGTTAAAACAATTTCTGGACAAGGGATCTCTCCACAAGAGAGAGATGCTGCAATGAAGACATTGGCTGCTACAACGGCTTCTGTTATGGCTCTATCGTTGATCTATGCAATGATGAACGGTGACGACGATGATTATCTGAAGAAGCCTGCCACGGTACGGGACCGTTTGTTGATGATCCCAGGAACTGGTGGATTGAGCATCCCGCTTAGAACGGATCTATTTACTCTGCCTAAAATATTGACAGAGCATATGTATCTGTTGATGTCTGATAATGGTACAGAGGATGGTCGTAAGTTTAGGGATTCAATGAAGTCAGCTTTGGCCAATTCAATCCTGAGCCCAACACCCATCCCACAAGCGGTCAAGCCGTTGTTAGAAGTGCAAGTGAACTATGACTTCTTCCAAGGTAAACCATTGATTGGTAAGTGGCAGGAACAGCTGGATACATCTAGGCAGTTTAACGACAGCACATCCGAGTTTGCTAAATTGCTGGGTGATACTGGAGCAATCAGCCCAATCAATGCTGACCATTTGATTCGTGGCATGTTTGGTTCTGTGGGTGGATTGTTCTTGCTAACCACCAATCAGATCCTGCACAGTGATCCCAATTCACCACGCCCCGAGATGACGATGCGTGAGATGCTGACTGCTCTACCTGGAACCAGTGGATTCGTGGCCAAGGACTTTGAGACAGGATACAAGAAGGACTTCTACACACTCAGAGATGAAGTGGATCGTGCTGCAGCAACGTACAGTGATATCCTTAAACGCAGTCCATCAGAAGCCAAGGAGTTTATGGAACAACCCGAGAACAAAGCTAGGTTGGGTATGCATAAGGGTATCGATAGGATTGCCAAAGATCTGGCCACTATCCGTACGTCGATCAATCAAATCAGCAACAGTACAAAGTACACAGCTGAGGAGAAAGAAGAAAAGATCAATAGGTTGAAAGAAGCTGAAGTTGCAAAACTAAAGAACATCAACCTGAAGAAACTGCGTGAGAAAGCAATGATTTAATCGGTGAGCAGGCGTTCTATGGTGAGAGCCAAGGCGTCTAGCTCATCCAGTTTGTAAATAGCCCACATTCTTTTCTGTCCGTGGATGCCGTTTATATTTCCACGGTGGCAATCAGCGCAGAGAGGCAGGGAAGTGAACCACTGTCCCTGCTTGATCTCATGGCACTCGCTTGGACCAGACATTCCACAAACTATGCACTTCATCTCCTTTATCCGGAGTATGTGATCCTTCTCCGCTTTTGTCGGAGCCTTTTTGTTTTTGCTTTGCATGTTTGTGTTCTTCTGCCATTAGTAGATTTGTGAAGTGGCGCCCGCAATCTTCACAATGGAAAAGACCGCCTTTGAAAACAATCCTTCCCTTGCGCTTCATTTTCTCAGCATTCCAAGGTCGGACACAATGCTATCAGCTATGGTCTTGTTCCCATAGCTGATGGTCCTTGCGCCCTCGTTGCTTCTGATGATGTCCACTGAATCTCGAATGCCTTTCTGATATCCGCTATTGTAGGTGTCATTGCCCTCTATGAGCATTATTATGGCATCTCTAACCATAGCAGAAGCTTTCCTGTCCACGGCTGCAGACTTCATTTTGTTGTAGATCTCCTCCGGTAAATGGACCGAATATGGGATCATGCGTTTTGGTGTTTCCATGCAATGTATTCCTGGTAGATAAAGTTGTAATGCCGAGCAGCTGTTGGGTTATCCTTAAGCTCAGCCCTTGAGCTGATCTGTAGTTCTTCCCTGAGCCATGCCACGGCCTGCAGTTCGCCCTCCTCGTTGATCTGGCCTGTCTCAAACAAGAACTTGTGGAACCCAGGATCCCTGCATAGGATGGCTGAATTCCTAACAATGTCCTTGCTGTAAACCTGATCACGGTCTAGCGGTGTTTCCTCGTCTGATAGGCGTACCATCACGACTTGGTATCTAGCTCCCACAAAGTCACGCATGACCTCTGTAGGGACCTCATCTGGGTGGATGGAAAGGGTAAGTACATACCCAGTCCTATCCTGCCTCAGAGCTACCTTAAGCGCCTCGAACTGATTCGTCTTCATCAGAATGGCAGATCGTCTGAATCATCTGCAGTCGACTGCACTTGCGGTTTGGGTGCAGGAGCCTGCTCAGGTTTCTTGTAGCTATCCCAAGCCAAGCGCATGAACGGGCCACGAGAGCCTTGCATATTCCATGCAGACAGTTTGATCTCCACGTCCTCGTCCGTATTGGCCATCATGAGCTCCTTGAGAACGACACGGTTCATCTTGATCGAGCCCTTGAAGTCAGGCTGTTTCTCTGAGTTCTTGTAGGAGTTAACGTTTAGCAGTCCGCTGTTGGGGTACTTATTCGCCATATTTTTCTTTCGCTTTCTTGAATTTGTTCATGAGTTCTTCGTATGCTTCAGGGGCGTCTGCCTTGATGCGGTCAAAAATAACACGGTTAACTTTGAAGATGTTCATCACATCGTCCTTGTTATCCGCAGTATCGAGCATGAGGTCAGTTGAATCGCTGACGATGCCGATCCATGCTGCCAGATCTGCATCCGGTGTAGCTGTTACCTTGAGTTTCCAAGGCTGATCCTTGCCCTCGATCACGGGTGGTGGAGATGCCTTTTCCACGGGTTTAGGAGCGGGCTTAGCCACTGGCTTAGGTGCAGGCTCAGAACCGGCTGTGGAATCGATAGGATCGTTCTCAGTGAGCTCTAATGCAGTCATCCACAAGTACCTACGCTGATAGGTTTCAACGGCGCCTAGGTTCTGTATTTCATGCGCTCCCTTGAGCTGTGCAGATACCATAGGTGAAGTGATAACGATTACAGTTCCGTCATCAACGTCGGTGATACAAAGTCTTGCGTACTCCGTATCGTAGGACACCACACCGCATAGGCCATGTTTCATGAACAGATCCATTGTGGGAGGTAGAAAGTCTGCGAGCTCAAAGTATTTGTAGCCGGCAAACTTATTGTGGCCAGATTTCTCTAGCTTGGTTCGTAGCAGATCACAGCGGACCTGCATCAGTTTTTTATGTACGCTCATTCAGCTTCCTTGTTGGTTATGACTTCATGTCCTTCTCTGTTCAGATAATCCTGGAACTGGTTACAGAACTGGGATACCTGACAGTACTTCTCGCAACGAGTTCTTTCTCCCTCACGGGTTTCGATCTCGTACCCTTTGCCGGCCTCAGCAAGGCCCGCTTCCGCTTCTGTAAGGATGGTATAGACCTTCTTGGCTCTAACCCCTCCAACCTTCTTTAAAGCGTACGTGGTGGGCTTTTCCCACATATCCTCTGGCGTGCACTCGGGGAGCTCGCCATCGGTTTCCATCTCAAAGTAAGCGCTGTTGTGTGCAGCAATCTTATCCGTGATGTATTTCTCTCTATCTGCAGTCGACTGCAGTTGGTACTCGATAACGGCAATTGGAGACGGAGGATATCCCTCTCGATTAACGGCGTCCCGAGCAGACCAGTCACGAATGATAGCAATGATTTGTACCTTTTTAACTGGTTTATTTTTCACTCGCTCTACAAGCCAAGCGTAGATGTTGAGCTGTTCGCCCCACTCGGCTTTCTCATTCATCACGGCCCAGACACTAGTGACCTTGTAGTCATTAATTACAATTCCGTCATCGTAGACTTCCTGTAGATCGATGGCGCCAGAGATATTCCATCCATTGAACTCGGTGTGCAGGCGCTCTTCCACGACGTGGTGGGCGTCCTTACCGTGCTCAAGGATATTGTGAACGGCAGATCCGAACAGGGACCAGACCATTTCACTGGCATCTTGGGTAATCTCTTCCCAATGTTTTTTCTTGAGCTGTACGATCCGTGGGGATGTCAGGAGCTCAGTGGCTGATATGTGTGCCTTACCCTTTGAATAGGTTGGCCGTGTGATGACGTTGACGAATGTGTCTGGTAATCCAAACTTATTTGTTAGTTTCATTTTCTATCCTATGTTAATCCTACGATCCAATGCTCTGGCCCACTCTACGTCCGGAGACTCAAATGTTCCTCGGATAGCATTATCTTTGGCCAGTTGATCAATGGCGTCGTAAAAGCGTTTGCCATATTTCTTTCTGCAAAAATCAATGATTCGTCTTACCTCTGGCGAGTGCGATGCGCTTGTATCGATTGCCAATAGCAAATACAAGGAACGCAAGGTAACCCAGTCAATTGCTTTTAGTTTCATTTTTCTCTCGCTTTCATCATTTCATCTGCGTATTGGTAGGCTTTTCCGCCTACATAATCAAGGGTTGTTGAAAATCTTGCATCCGATCTGTTTACTATCGCCTGCATAGCAAGACCAGCAAACCAGTCTCTCAAGTCCATTCCATAACTGGTACAAGTAGCAACATGACCATCAATAATTTGGTCATAAGTGTGTGGAAATGCTTTCATTTCAAATTCACGAACGGTGTCGCGCCTCCTGCAATGGTTGCTGGTAACTTGCCATCCCACTTCTCAATTGCTTTCAACTGCACATAAGATGCACCGCCTTGAGAATTGATAGCCTGTGTCTCGATCTGAATGGCTTTGGCGTGACCTTCTGCCTTGGCGATGGTTTGCTTTGCTTCCACCTCGATCCTTGCCAGATCCTGCTCTGCCTGTAGTTTGCTCTGTGTGGCGATCACCTTTGCCTCGATTGCTCTCTGGTACTCCGCAGAGAAGCCAAAGTTCACGAGGGAGATATCGTTCACAGTGATGTTGTACTTTCCCAGCTTTTCTGACAGCTCCGATTTAATGCCAGAAGAAACCTCGTCACGCTTGGTGATCAGCTCTTCACTGGTATACTTGGCTGTGATTGCTTTGAATGATTCATTGACAAAAGGCATGACCACTTTGTCCTGGAGATCCAAGCCAAATTCCTTGTAGATGTGAGCAGCCTTATCACCTGATATGCGGTAGTTGACAACGATATCGGTGTGGACCTGTTGCAGATCTTTTGTGCCTGCTGAGGAACCTGATAACTTGGCAGATACCAAACGAACGTCCAGGTTTTGGACATCAGACATGGGATTCACAAAGTGTAGACCTTCACCCAAAGTCTCTTGGTTAACCGTACCAAATGTCACTTGAATGCCAATGTGACCCGCTGGGACAATAACGTAAGACTGTAGCGTCACAAAGATAAGAGCCAAGATCGAACCCCCGATTGCTGGCTTAGCAGGCTTGAAAACAGGTTCTCTTGTCTTTGCCTCGGCAATCTTTTCTTCACCCATTGTTAAAGGATATTTTTTGAGAAGTGACATCTCATCATTCCATTCTTTAATTTGATGGGCATAGAGGAACATGCCAATCAAGAATGGCAAAGCAAACAATAAAATCGCAATAAAAAATAAACTCATTTTTTTTCCTTTAAGCGCCTTTGACGCACATTACTTGTTTAAGGGTGTGAACTACTTCGACTAGATCTGTTTGGTTAGCCATTACCTGATCTATATCTTTATAACTGGCTGGAATTTCATCTATCACTGACGCATCCTTGCGGCACTCTACTCCTTCGGTTTGTTTAATGAGGTCATCAATGCTGAAGCGCCTTTTAGCTTCAGCTCTGGACATACTGCGTCCTGCCCCGTGTGAACAAGAACAATAGGATTGAAGCTCACCTTTACCACGGACAATATATGATTTTTGGCCCATCGAACCCGGAATAATTCCCAAGTCTCCGGATCTCGCACGAATAGCTCCTTTACGAGTAACCCAGAGGTTTCGTCCAAAGTGATGCTCCTTTTCAACATAGTTATGGTGGCAATTGATTGCTTCCTGTGTGATCTTGAATTCTTTTGGAATATGCTTTCTGAGCGCATCCAAAACAACTTCCATCATGACCTTGCGATTTTCTAAAGCATAGTCTTGCGCCCACTGTACGGCTTCCATGTAGTCGTTGAAGTCTTCGGTGTCTTCAGGAAAATAAGCCAAGTCTGAATCAGGCAGCCTGATAAAGAACTTTTCCATTTGACGCTTGGCTTTTTCAATGTAGTACGAACCAATCATGTTGCCAATGCCACGAGAGCCAGAGTGAAGCATGACCCATACATCCTGATTCTCATCAATACAAATCTCAATGAAATGGTTACCCGATCCCAGTGTGCCTAACTGTTGGCCTGCTTTTTTCCAATAATCTGGCAGGATCTTTTCGTTTAAATTCTTTACCACGTTAAATGATGCATCAGGTAAACGAGTGTATAGATTCTCTAACTTCCATTCGCCTTGATGACGACCACCAGCTCCCAGTGGAACATCACCCTCAATCTGAGCACGAATATCTTTCAAGGAATCAGGCAGATCAGAAGCCTTTAAAGACGTTCTGACAGCGTTCATACCGCATCCGATGTCAACGCCTACAGCAGCAGGAATAACCGCTTTCTCGGTGGCTATGACCGTTCCAACGGTTGATCCTTTGCCCGCATGAACATCAGGCATACAGGCTACACCGTTACTGTTGATAAAAGGTAGCTTAGCCAGGTTCTTAAGTTGAATTAACGCCTCGTCCTCTATGTCGTACGTCCAGATCTTTATGGGCCTGGAGTCGGCTTCTTGAATTGCTTGTTTCATTTTTTCTCCTTTGGTTGAACAACGGACATATTGCATCCGTTCTGCATATCTTATAGGTGTTGCATTATGGTGTCAACAGGTATTACAATTAATTTCATGAGATATGCAAACCGAATCGACGCAAACCAAGGCTCCATAGTGGACGCACTCAGGCAGTGTGGAGCTACTGTACGGATCATCAGCCAAGGTGGGGGCATCCCTGACCTGCTAGTTGGCTATAACGGTTATACATTGCTTCTTGAGTGTAAAGATGGAGATAAGCCTCCCTCAGCGAGAAAGCTAACAGAGGACGAGCAGAAGTTCTTTGAAGAGTGGAGAGGTGGCATGTTGGCCATCGTAAATAATGTTGAGGAAGCGCTTGAGTTATTAAAGAATTGTCGATAGAATAAAAGCGTTAGTTGCTTTTTCTTTCCTTTGAGGTTGAACATTATCCCGTCCTATGTGGCGGGATTTTTTTCCAACACCAAGACGCATGGGGATTGTTGGGGGTGCACACCCAGTTGCTTAGCAATTCCGCAAGAGCAGTCCCCAGTCGTGTTGGTGAGCGAGGCCACCTGATGTAACAGGGAACCGTAGGGATGGACTTGTTTGTAAGCCTGAACCCACCCCGTCACCAACAACTTGCGTTTCCTTCCCGTGATTAGGCAAAAGGAAGGTGTAGGTCAGCACTATCGTCGCCTGATGATCCCGGCAGGGTGAAACCGAAAGGTTGCGACACTACCCCATGCTGACTACGATGGGTAGATGGCTAATCTGACGCTTCGGAAAGACGAAGACTAACATGCAGATACCCCACCGACCATCAACAAACTATTGCATAAATAATTATTTTTGATATACTAAGCGCACAGTTAGCCGTGAGAAGCGATACTGAAAGCCGTTAAGCTAGATCCCGACCCCGAATGGGGTGGCGTCCTACAAGGATGTTTTCTCACCGGGGTCTACCTTAACGGTTTTTTTTTGTCCTCACACTTCTGTCTCCAAAGACTCTATCGGGTTTTGGTTCGGCATGAGGGAAGCGTAGGAAGCGTAAGCCAAGTCCGCAGTCCACCGAGCCTACAACGTTCTTATCTACGGAGTACGGCGCAAAGAAGAGCAAGCGCAATTGGGAGTGATGCCTTAGATGTCCGTGGTTCAATTCTGCGGGTGGCAGTTAAGGTTCAGGTGGCCAAGCTAGGTACTGCAGTCGACTGCAGTAGAAAGCACCTGAAGTCCGTTTGACGAAGCATGGCTCCGTCGGTGGAAAGTCCTAGGGAAGCTGAGGCGGCCCTAGGCAGTTCTTTGTCCAAAACACTTGCATCCACCATCGGTGGAGTCAATTAAGCACACGAAAAAATATTTTCACGCTAAGGGTTTTAATCGCTTGACAAGGTGCACCTTAGTGTAATAAAGTGTAACCACATCAACACAAGGAGAGAAAAATGGATGTAACGTATTTAAGGACAGCTAGGCGTTTATGGACGGTGGATTACATACCGTACTGGGAGCAGAGAGCGAATATGAGGAAATGGGTTAAGGCACTGAGGGTGGTTGGTGACAACTGGTTACTGGCTAAAAGGGGATGAAAGTGAAAGCAGTATTTGAATTTGACTACCCCCAGGATGAAGGGGATTTCAAGGTCTACAGCAAGGCGCATGAGATGCATCAGGTGTTTGTAGATATCGAGGCAAGGATAGCGGAATACTTTAGGCACGACGATCAGCCGGAGGCGGTGATTGAATCGATTCGTTCGAAGGTAGCCAAGATTCTTAAAGAGGTGGAGTGATGGATCTGCTGACGTTCGTGATGATGGCTATATCGTTATTGTGTGCGTTTGTATCAGCTGGATTGGTGATGGTTGTTATTTGGATTGGATACTGGATGTTAAATTCATGAGGAAGAAATCAAAGTACAAACCCAAGCCAGTCATACGTGACACGATGGCGTATGTTAAATCAGGATTGATGCACATGATAAATATGAAGGAGCAATTGGTTGCTCTTCAGCTCAAGAACCACTTGGCTCTAGAAGCGCTCAGGACGGGCACGGCAGTGAAGGAGGACATAGATGTACTCATCAGTGCTTTTAACATCACTGAGGCGCTAGCAAAGGCCAAGATAGGGGACGATTACCTGGCCGATATTAAGTCAGCACAGGATGCGTTATGGGAATGTGCCAAGCGAGGAGTGGGACTTGGCTATAAGTTCATCTTAAAGGGACCGGAGTTAAAGGCAATTAACTTTGCGATGGAGCTGCACGATGCCCAGTTAGAGGCGAGTACGGTGAAGGACGTAGAGAGGGCCATTGACTATGTAAACAAGATGATTGTTCATGGAAATGCAAGACCTATCGTGGAGAGAATATGACTAAAGAAGAAATCATAGAGATGGCTAAAGAAGCTGGATTGGCTATTGGCGTTGCTTTGGATGGCTCAAAGTCCGTTGGAAAGCATGAACACAAATCGTTTGCTGTTGGTCGTTTGCCACTAGAAGACTTTGTGGCTTTTGCCAAACTGGTGGCAGAAAAAGAACGTGGGGCGCTTGAAGTTGAATTGCTAAAGATGAAGCAAGGCGTTGCTTCCAAAAGCGATTACATCCAAGGGCGATGGGATTTGATTGGAGAGTTTCAAGACATCATAAGAGCGAGGAGTAAGACATGATTGACGCTTTGAACAATGCTTTTATATTGCTTATGTTTGCATTTTGGATGTGGGCAATATTTCGATAAGGAGAAAAACACATGACTCAAGATGAAATTATTCCTTTGCACATAGACGATAAATATGTTTACGACTATTTGTGGGAGAGAGCTTTGATTGCGATTGATGACCCATGTTGTCGTAGCCATCCGCATGAAAACATGAGTAAGTATTGCCAACACAAAACCGAACTTGCACGATTAATGAACCAAAATTCGCAAGGAAAAAAGAATGACACAAGATGAAATCATTAAGATGGCTCATCAAACCAGCAAAGAATGGCTTAAAGAATTTCCAACGCCCGAAGAAACGGCTCATCAAGTACCTAAACGATTTTTGGAAATCTTTGCCAAGCTGGTAGCAGAAAAAGAACGTGAATGGTGTGCTTCTTTCATTGAGGATTTGGATGAAAGAGGGTTTAAAGAACTAGCAGGGCTAATAAGAGCAAGGGGACAAGAATGATTAGCGACACAGAAAAATTAGCTCTTATAAGAGCTTCTAAAGATTTGACAATACTTGAGTTGATAGAAGCTACTTGTGAAGCGTGTAAGGCCAC